TACAGTACCTAAGTTGGCACAAGTCTGTGATGCTGCAGTCCAGTTACCATCAATAGTAATTCCACCTAGAGTTCCACCATTTATATCTGCAGTTGTAACTGTTCCTAAATCTGCACAGGTTTGACTAGCAGCTGTCCAGTTTCCGTCAATTGTAATTCCACCTAGAGTTCCACCATTAATATCTGCAGTTGTTACTGATCCTAAATTGGCACAGGTTTGACTAGCAGCTGTCCAGGCTCCACCGATTGTAAATACACCACTTCCATTTGGAGTAACTGTTATTGCTCCATCAGTCCCATCTGTCAAAGTTATATTTCCGGCATTGGTTCCACTGTTTGTGTCTATCACCAAATCATACGCACCATTGGAAGTGAGCTTGCCAGTTGCACCTGCATTACCCACCACAACATGACCTGTTCCATGTGGCTTTAAATTGATAGGATAGTTTGATGCAGATGTTGCGATATTGATTGCAGATGTTGCATAAGATGTTGCAGTTGTCAGGAACGTGCCATTTTCACTTGGTACATAAATGGTTCCAGAAGATCCAGACACACCTGCATTTGCAGCAATTGTCACATAGTCTGTATCTGCAACATTATCATTTGTGTATTTAAACAGCAGCAGATCCGCGTGCGCCATTTTTCCATAATCTTCGTTTCCAGAATCAGTGAAGAAGTTGAATGTTTTGGAACCATCTGCATAAGACACCCCTGCGTCAGTTCCAGACATTCCTGAGATACTACCTGCACCGGCATTAACCGCTGATCCAGTTGTTATCTGCACTGCAGTTCCAGATCCATTACGCCAGTATAAATTTCCGCTTGCCTGGTAAACTGAGTAACTGGTGGTTGCAGCTGTAACAGAGCTGTCAAAGATTAAGTTTTTGAGTTCACTCACTGAGTTCTGGTTGAATTCCATATCTGCATTCACGTTAATTGCAGCTGGCGTTATGCGTATGCCTTTGTTTGTCGAGTGGTCGTGGTCATCAACTGCATCCAGGGAAGAGTTGAGATCCGTGGCCCATTGAGGACCGGTGGTGGTCCCAATGCCAGGTTTTGCAATGCTAGTTATGTTCGTTCCTGCTGTTGCCATAGTTTTTTCTCAGAAAAAGAATATATCTGCTGTTACAGTCCCGCCTGCTTTCAGGATAATTGTTGTTCCTGGAAAGTCATTTGCAGTTGCTGATTCGTAAATTACCTGGGCTGCATTCTGTTTTAAGATTATCCAACCCTCCGGTGCTTGCTCTAAACCGTGATCTACAATGGTGTCTGAGGTGGTAATTTCCTGGTCCTGAACACGGTTGCCTGAAGCAAAAGGCAGCTGAAATAATGGATTGAGCGCAGTGGCAATATAACCCATCTGCTGATCTGTTGCTGCATTTCCACTTGCCAGTTGAGTAAAGCTAATTCTGCTCATGCTGTTGCCGTGTTATAGAGTGAATTATAATTAGAAACGTCAACAACAGTTGTTGGTTCTCCCAGGTCACGCATTTCAGAGACTGCAATAATTCTTTCCTGCACCTGCTGCTTAATCGCAAATAATGCAGAAATATCTGCCTCTTCTTTTATGAGTGCAGAAATTGCAGTTGCGATGATGACAAACTCATCCCATCCACTGTAAAAGTCATACCTGCTTTCAATGCTCCCATAGATAGATGGATCTGAAAGTGCGGATGAGTCCAAATCTGTTACAACGGTGGTTGCAGTGACTGAAGAAATTGTCTGCGTTACATTATAATCTGCAGCCAGGAAATCTTTTGCATCCAGCAAATCACTTGCCTGTAGATCGTGTGTGCCAATTGTCCATGTAGTTGTTGATCCGCGTGAAATTGCTGTAGGTGTGTATTCCTGAAATTTGCGTGGTGACGCAATGTAGTAAACTGTTACTGTGTCACTTCCGCTTGGTTTAGGATTGAAAACAATTGAATTTGATTGAATGTGATAACGCATATCGGATGCTACTGAATATAGCCCGCCAATATTGCGCTCAGAGAAATTGTATCGTCTTAGGGGAACCTGCGCACCACCGGTGTTCAGGTCCACCCCTCGACTTTTGTAGAAATCTGTAGGAAGATCATAAGTTGAAGTTCCGCTTGTCAAGGAAATTGTACCGGATTTTAGAAAGTAATCTTCACTGTTTGCGCTCGTTACTATGAGATCATACAGCTCTGCGTACCCTCGATTTAGCATCCTGCGCCACTCATCTGCTGTGATGAATTGGCTATTTTCCATGTCAGCACGTTGCTGCGCTAAAAGACGCAGCTCACTTAAACTTACAATGTCTGCCATTACTCTACCTTCAATAGCTATTGTATATTCCGTGAATCGCATCCAGGACAGCTTCAGGATCTCCGCTTTTTACAGCTGAAATCAACTCATCTGCCATCTCAAATTGCTCCTCGGAATATTCTTCCATTTCGTCTTCTTCTTCGTATTCATCTTCATCATCCATCATGTCATCGTGGGGTTCAGAGTGTCTTTTGCCCTTCTTCCCCAAGATAATCATGGCTGTGTCTTTTCCTCCACGCATCATATATCCCCCTTAATTAGTGAGAGAAGTGTTCCGCATGAAAACGACAAAATGCACGATTGGACCAGTAAGATCAACTTGAAGAGTTGAACCAAGCTGCTCCATGTCAACATCGTGAACGATGAAACTAGAAGTTCCCGCTGAGCTAGTGTTCAGCGTGATATTGGATGGTGCCTCAGAGTCCAGTTCAAAACTGCACATTACACTCAGGATTCCTGGATAGGAATCACCAAATGTGACCAGCCATTTTCCAACTCCGGTCCTGGTTACAGTAAATCCAGTGCCGGTAGTAGTGGTAGGATCTGATGTACCGTTCATCGTGAAACTGCCTGCCATTATTTTCAGCTCTGGCTGCAGTGACTGAGCATCAAAGAATATTTTTTCTGCCATATTGTCCCCTTTCGTTTATGGTAAGGTTACAACGCAATTTCGGCCTGGCGCAGTACACGCAAGTTGAGAGTAAGAATGCACCCTTACTTCGATACCGTCATCAGCAGACTGCCTAAGAACACGGTTTCCGTCCAACTCAGTGAGCTGCACGCAAGATCCGATAGACATTAAAGAAAACGTCCCTAGTTCCAGCATATATGCTGTAGAACCAGGACAATCTTTGTCTGGAATAATCTTCACAACACCATGTGGTGCATAAAATTCCAGGGACCGATAACCAGAAACTGAGTCAGATGCCTTGACTTCCCTTTGTACCTGGGCGTTCATGGCTTTTTCAATGCTCACGAAATCAGCGAAACTGCAGAACATATGATCTGGTTTTCCTGATTCCCTGGAGCAGAGTGCGGCTCCCTCGATAAGTGCTTCCAGTATAGTTCCGCTGGAACCATCGTAGCGTTGACCAGATAACCTGGTTATGTCAGCAGTACGGTCCTGACCAAAGAATGCTGTTGATCCTGGAGCCGTTGCTGGCAACCATCCTTCTAAACCGGTAAGCGCACCATCATAATCACCAGACTGATAAATATAATCATTCTGCGCGACTGAGGACCATCCACTCAAATTACCACTCATTGTAATTTGGTCGCTGGTTGCTCCACGATTTACTCCGGAAACAGTTAATGTGCCAGACCTAACAGATCCGCCAGACTTGGTTCCTGAAACTTGCAGGGTCATTCCGACTTCAAAGTTAAGACTGTCCATGTCTGTAACCAGGTCAAGTGCAGTTGTGGCAAAAGAAGAGTTATTAATTCTTCCAATTGCACCAGAACCGTCACGGTAAAGGTTTCTTGAGATTGAATCTCCTACTGAGCGCATGACCCCATCAATCTCTGTGGTCATTGCGTTTAGGAAACTATACCTATCACCTTCTGAAGCAGCTACAGCTTCACCACTAATTGTGGCAACTCCGTAGTTTGCTTTTCGGGTTAATAGAAATTCACCTATCTTGGAAGCACTGGCTGCTGATTGAGCAGTAGAAAAAGTTGCCGATCTTCCTTGAGGTCTAGTGTAATACACTGGGATAGGTGCTGAAACACCGCGAAATTTTTCGTCTTTTGGAAGTAACTCCATCAGAGGATGTGAGTCGTAGACTAACTTTTCTACTTCTGCACCACGGTAATATTGTTTCACATTGTGTTCAGGTAGATTCGCAAATTCTACCCCGCGATTAAGCAGCTGCACATTCGACTGTGCAGTTCAGATCATATCACAACCCTTTCGGGTTTCCTCCGCTTCCACTTTGCTTAAAGTGTACTCCCTTTCGGGATGATCGTTGGACCTTCCTTTTTCAAGGCTTGGCTGCTGATTAACAGTTCCTGTCTTTCCAGCAATTCAAAGGATTTTTCGATAACCATTTCTGATTAAAGCCCCAAAGATTTAGGGACGAGTTCCATGAACGGATGTGAGTCGTAAACTAACTTCTCAACTTCCGCACCACGGTAATATTGTTTCAAGGCATTGTCCCACGCAGTTAAAGTCGTGGCTGTAGCCATCGGATTTTCTCCATATATAAATTAAATTTTTGGCATCACAGGTTGCTGCCATAGGTAGCAAGTGCAGCTTCAAGGCGTTCCCTTCGCGATTTGGGCGTGCCTTTATCTGCAGCTGGCTGCGATGCAGTGACTTTGTTTCTAAGAGTTTTTCTAGTCCGTGGAGAATCCGAAGGTTTTTCCGGTGGGCCAGCTTCGGGCTGGAACAGTTTTTTCATCTTGCTGCTTTTAGCAAGACTCTGAGCCTGTTGCTCGTAAAAGGTTTCTACTTCCAGGAGTATTTCTTCATCCTGTTTTATAGTGCCAGTTTCATTGGCAACTATCTTCTGCATTTCTAAAATTGTCGGCCAGGCGTTATCCCAATTATCTTTAACTAATTCAAAACGCTCGTCCGCTTCAACCTTAGTTTTTATTCTTTGCACATAATTGTCAACCTGTTTTTGCCTCTCAAGTGTTTCCAGCTTTGCCAACCTGCTTTCAACCTCTGGCGTAAGTGCAGCTGGATCTGCTTTTGACTGTTGCAGTTTACCATCCTGGAGTACCTGGTTAGTGGCACTTTCGTAATTCCACCCAATGCCATCCAAAGCACCTAAATAATCACCTTTGTCTGCTCTCTCTTTTGCTTTACGCAAAGGCTCCAGCTCTGCTTTTAGCTTGTTGAGTTCCTGCTTTTCACGCTGAACTTCTCTTTCTTTTTTTGCAACCTTTGAAAAGGCTTTGCTTACCTTTGGCGTTTCTTCTACAAGTTGCGATTCCTGCGATTTCTGCGATTTTTCTACTTCTGCTTCTACATCTTCAGTTTCCAGTGGACCTATCTTTTCATCCATCCACTCATTTATCTGTGCCTGGTCAATCTCAGAGAGTGTTTCTGTTTCTACTACTTCTGCTACTTCTGCTACTTCTGGTGTTTTTGGTGTTTCCGTTTGTTCAACTTCCATGTCCGTTTTAGTTTAGGGTTATATTGGCAATTGCGGTGGTGTCTCCGGTGGCACGCCCATATTTGGTATTTCTGGCATTTCTGGCATAGTTACATCAGCTGGTGGTCCTGGTGGTGGCATACCTGGCATTGCAGGTGCTTCAGCTCCAGGTGCTTCAGCTCCGCCTTCTGGTGCAGCTGATTGCGTCAGTGCATCGCATTCCTCAATAAACTGGATCATCATGTTGATTTTATCCAGGTCCAGCTCATCCTGCTGTGCTTCCAGGTACGCAATTGTCATTCTCTCCTTCGCAAATGCGAGATCCATTACAGGTTCCGGTGCATGATAAACCGCATTATCAATTATTTCCTGTATACGCCACTCAACATCACGTTCCAGAACATCATACAAACTGGTAACACTCTCCAGGTCTGGAAAGTCTAAGAGCCTCACAATATGCTCTCTCTGGTTAATAATTCCATTCTGGATGAGTTCTGTAACTGCCTGGAGTCTTCCTGCAGGAGTGCTTGGCAAAAGTGATACAGGGTATGCCTGGAGTATGTAATCTTCCTGCGCAAGTTCGATGTCTTTAAAATCTGTAGTCTCTAATGCGTGGCCTTTGATCCCGCGTACAGGGAAACTCCCAGACTCCTTGACTATTTCCCTTGCCAGATCAAAGAACCACGCAGCAGCGTCCATAAAACTTTTCTCAAAACGCTGCCCCACTGAAATAAATCTTTCAGTTTCAATATCGTGATATGTCCTCAGAGCTGCGCCAGATTCCAGACCTGCTGGCTTTTTGCCAGTTGCACTCAGTTCCGAAACACCTGCAATCTCATAGGCTTTTTGGTAAAGCCTTTCCATGTGTGAATAAACTTCAGGGTGCATTGCAGTAGGCGTATAGCTCTGAGGTGGCTGCCCTACATAATTAACAATTGTGCCAGGAACATTGCGCAGCCTGGATTCTACAACTCGGCTACCATGCTGCACAAACAACCAGGGTACACTCAAAAGGTGCATACTCTGCTGAATCCTGAGTGCCAGTTTGTTAATTTCCAGTTGGATATTCTTCAGCTGCTCTGCCAAAGATATGCCTGCAAAGCCAACGCACGCATCACCCCAACTCATA